GTATGTGCGCCATGTACGCTTCGACCGTCCGCTCAGAATCCTGATGGATGGCAAGAAGCAGGTGCCCTCTTTTTTTACTCTTCGATTTCCACTTCTGTGATCTGTGCTTCCGCAGCTGCTACTTCTTCCGCAGTCGCTGTTCCGACTTTATTCCCGTTTTCGTCGTATGTGTTTACAGTTCCATCTTCATTCTTTTCAAGTGCTCCATCCGGAACACGATCTGTTGCGATTGCTTTCATTTTCTCCTCCTATTTGATCAGATATTCTTTTGAACAGAATCCGATGTACTCTGTTCCGTCCAGGGTGACAGTGATGTATAACCACTTCGCTCCGTTCGCTACGTTGTAATATCCGTAGTTGTGTACCTTCGTTCCTTTCGGAATCAGGCACAGGGCTTTCTTGTTCTTTCCTGCGTCATTTCTACAGTACAGGTTCGCCGTTGTCTTGTATGTCGCTGCCAGGCTCTTGTTGAACTTCTTAGCTCCACAGGTTGCCTTCACTGTCTTCGTGATTGGCTGATCTGCTGGCTGTATCTTGTCTGTAGTCGCTGCGGATCCGTTCAGGATCTTGTTGACTTCTTTCTGAATAACTGCCGGATCATATCCTGCTGCCTTCAGGGCTTTCTTTCTGTCTTCTCCGTTGCCCCACTGTCCGACGATGACTTCGTGTGCTACGGTTGAAGTGCTCTTTCCTGCTACCTGAACCGGAGCACTGACTGCTGTTGTCGTGTCGTACTTCGGTGTGATAAATCCGCGGATGTATCTGCCATTGATGGACACGGTTCTCTTCTTCACGCTGTCGCTGTAGTTTCCTTCTGTCACCACGAAGTAGCCTGCTGACTTATTAACATAGGTCACAGTTCCGACGTGATCCGGATTTCCTGTATTATCTCCTTTTCCTGTGTCTTCCCAGTCATACAGTACACCGTCTCCAATGTTTGGCACGTATGCGTCGTTTTCTACCCATACGCCCATCTCCTTCGCCGCTTCGATCAGATAATAGCAGGAAATCTCGATCGGCATGATTGGTGTATACTTCAGTGCTACCGCAAGGGCTGACCAGGTACACGCACACCAAGCCCATCCGTATTCCATCTTTGTACTGCGTGGAAGTTTTCCTGTAAAACTGTTGTAGATGTCGATGATCGACTTGTAAGATCCATCTGATTCCTTTTTTCCTACCCAGCTTTCCACGAGATCTACGACTGCCTGTCTTGAATACTTCACATTATCCACTTTTTTATCCACACTCTTCACAGGATCGTATTCTGTCAATTTGTACTGCTTGATCAGTGCATAGACATTCTTCACGTAGCTGGAGCTTGTCGCATATCCGTCCGCTTTGATCGTGTTCAGATATGTCTTCGGATCCGTAATTCCCTTCAGGTTGCTGTATCTGGTCAGCTGAATGAACTCGAAGTAACCCTTCACGCCCTCTTCCATGCTGCTGTAGGCTCTGAAGTTATCTTTGATTGTTGTCAGGGTTCCGGCCGTGTACTCTTCCTGTGTGGTCATGTTTACAGACTTACCTTTCCAGGCAGTTCCGCATTTCAGCCCGAAGTAGTTGTGATATACTGCTGCAAGTTTTGATTCTCCCCAGCCGGACTCCAGGATCGCCTGTGCGATGATCGGACTGTGTACCTTGATGCCGTACTGTGCCGCATACTTTTTCACGTATGCGGCGATCTTCTTGATAAAGGTCTGTTTATCCATTTTTATTTCTCCTCATTGTTCTGTGCTTTCTGTGTCAGGACTTCGATGGCGTTCTGGATCACTCCCGGAAGTGGAATTCCCATCAATCCAGCGTTCTCTACAATACTGATCAATTCATTCGCCATGAATCCAATAATCACCGCGTTTCTGATGTAGTCCACGCCGATTGCCAGATCCAGGCGGTATGCAATCAGAACGAACAGAAGTGTCACACACTTCCTGCACAGTCCTTTCCAGCCCGCACGGCTCTCCAGTGCTCCGTTCTCCGACTTGTTGCTCTTGTGGAAGATGCCTGCTACTGCCAGACCTGAAAGATAGTCGATCACCATGAAGATGATCAGAGTCACAAGGGCCTCGTCCCATCCTCCAAACGCTGCTGCGATTGCGCTTCCTGCAACGCCTACAGCTGTGCAGATAGTTTCTTTTGTCATCATACTGTTATAACCTCCTCATTTTATACTCGATCTTGTCCAGATCGGTTTCTAATTGTTTACGTGCTTCTGAAAGATCATCGTCGAAGACTGCTCCTGCGATCTCCGCCTGTTCGATCAGGATAGCCTGCTTTCTGACGACTCCTGCCATCGCTTCGACTGCGTTGCACATCATGTCTACGATCTCCAGCAGGCTTCCAGTTCCACCTTCGTGTGGCTTCAGGTTACGCATACGCCTCTCCTGTGATGATCTCGTACTCTCTTTCTGTGATCTTCTTTCCGACCATATTCTTCAGCATTTTCTTCGTCCAGAATCCTTTCTTGTAGAATCCCTGGTATCTCTTCGCGATCGGACTCAGTTCTTCCTCTTCCTGGTCTTCCTGCTTTTCCTCCGGATCTGTCTGAACGTCTGCCGCTTTCTGGTCTTCTGTTGTTTCCTGGATCGCTGTTTCAGTCTCTACAGCCTCCGCAGCTGTTTTCTTTCTTGCTGCCATGCTCACGCCTCCTCTTCGTCGTCAATGTCTGTTCCTTCAGTTGCTTCTTCTACTGGCAGGTCGATGTCAGCCATCGCTGCCACGTATTCAAGTGTCGCCTGCTGCTTCTCCAGCTGTGCCTGCATGTCTTCCCTTTCCCTCTGTTCTTTCACAGTTCTCTTTCTTCTGGTCATGGTCATGCTCATGCTTCTGATCCTCCTTCCATAGATCTGCATAGTATTTGTTCATCCGGTTGATTAGTTTTGTGGAATTGCCTTTCGCAGCATGTGCCTTCCAGGCCTTGAAACACTCGTCAACCTTCTTTCTGGTCATCTGGCCCTTCTTCACCAGACCGACCATGCGCCGGAGCTTCTTTCGCTCCTGCTTGACATTCTTCGGATCTATTATCCGGATAACTTTTCCGGTGCTTGTCAGTCTGTGCGTGAATCCCAGGAACTTGATTCCTTCTTTGATCGGATAGATCCTTGTCTTCGTCGGGTGCAGCTCGAACTCTCTTTCGTCCAGATATGCCTCGATTGCGTTCCGGCAGCATTGCAATTCTTCGATGGTTTCTCCTAGCATTTGAAAGTCGTCCATATATCTCTCGTATTCTTTCTTATGCAGCTGCTCCTTTGCCATGTGATCCATTGGATCCAGGACTGATATGCCTGCAATCTGGATCATCTGACTGCCCGGATTGTACCCTTTCTCTCCTTCGTATTGCTCCCGAAGTATCTTTTCTGTCATCTCATAGATTGCGGCAGGCAATTTCTTTTTGAATGTCTCTTCCGCTAACTGATGGCTCATGTTCGGGTAATATCCGTGTATGTCGCACTGTAGAACATAGCCTTCCAGCCCATGCAGCCTGTACCAGTGTCTCAGGTACTCGTCCAGCAGATCCTCCGCCGCATCCGTTCCTTTCCCTTTCTGACAGGCCATATTTGCATATATGAACGATTTTGTCATAATTGGATATATCACATTGTCGTTCAATGATCTCTGGTACGCGCGATCCCTGAATGCTATACTCACAGCTTCTCTTCTTTTCGGATGTGTGATCTCAAACTTCTTCGGCGGCCGTGGCTTATACGTGCCTTTTTTCAGCTGTTTTTCCAGCTTCAGCGTCTGTTCTATTCCGTTAAGATAGAAACTCGCCGCAGAGTCCTTCCAGAGCACGTTCTTCTTGCATCGGTGCATTGATTTATACAGCGCCTCAAAGCCGATCACTTGCTCCTTGATGTCTTCATCCATATAATTCACCTATTATTCTGTTGTTTCCGCCGCGTATATAGCGCCATGCTTCGCTGAAGCATCTTGCATCACGACAGTGTTGTTCACCTGTTTCCAGGCATGGATTTCGGCTCCTTGCGTCTATCATTCGCAGACACCACACCTACAGCGTGGCTTCTCGTCCACTTATCTGCGCAATCCGGGGCGAAGCGATTGCTGTTCACTGCGTTGTTGTTGTTGACGTTGCCGGACGCGTTCACATTCCAGGTGTTGTTCGCGTTGCCTCTGTTCGCACTGCGCAACCGCACGTTCTGCGCGCAGCCTACATCCATATACTTATCGTTATTCTTTTGAATAGCGTTTCGTATCTGATTCAATCCAGGATCTTATCAGAGTTCTGACTTCTATCGTCCTTTCTCCCCAGTATTTGATCCTCTTTAATTTCAGATGGAACAGCGTCTGCGCCATCTGCATAAGTGCCAGGAGATTATTGCAGTCATTGGCCGCCTGCTCCTGCAATCTTCTTCGTTCCTTCCGTTTCTCTTCATCTTTTCCTACTCTGATATTGTTCGCTGTCCAGCAATGTATAAATATATCCTTTGCCGTCTGTATGATGTCGTTTGTCAGCGCGTTCTGGTATTCCAGAAGAAATACGTTCTTGTTACAACAAATTTTTATTGTGTATATACTCAGCATCTGCGCTTTTACAAGCACAGAAAACTTTCCCGTCCCTCTCTGACCTTCTGGTACTGCCATTTTCTTCTCACTTTCCTCTCCGGCATCCGCGGGTGCCGGAGATTGTTGGATTTCTTAGCAGATGACGCAAGCCGGGGCGAAGCGACTGCTGCTCACTGCGTAGTTGTTGCTGACGATGCCGGACGCGCTCACACTCCAGGTGTTGCTCGCGCTGCCTCTGTCCGCACTGCGCAACCGCACGTACTGCGCCGAAGTCTTTCCATCAATGCCGTATGTGATCGGGTGTCCTCCTTCTGCGAATGTCTTATACCACGGTGTCGGTGTGCTGCGTTCAACAGCCTGCTTCCAATAGTCCCAGGCTTCTCCCTCAACGCCTGACGCCTGTGGCGTGATGAACTCCTGCTCTAATGATGCAAGGAAGATCTTGTCGTATGTGTCTTCATAGGCTCCTACAGCTGCATCTGTGACCGTATTCAATGCTGTGCGAACTCTCACAGGTTTGATCGCGTTCAGGAAGTCGTTTGAATATCCTGACAGGAATCCAGGCTTCGATGCAAGCTCTGCTGGTGGTCTGTCCCACTTGTGCTGTGGCTCCCACCACTGTCCTGCTGCCTTTGCGCTGTTCAGATACTGTCTGATTGCTGACTGGCTCCATCTGTTGTATCCATACGCTACGCGCTGCAAGCTGTTCAGTTTTCCGTCTCCAGCAAATGACAATGTACCAAGGTTTGTTCCATTGGATCCGGCTGTCGGTTTCACTGTCTCAATCGGTGTAGTGCTCTTTGCGTCTGCGAATGTCTGTACCGTCCACTCTGCTGCCACCTTGTCCGGCATTGAATAGAATCCTGCAATCTGTCCGCCTGCTGGAACTGGCTTGCTCAGTGTGAACTGATACTGTTCGTTTTTCTTGCAATTATTACCCCAGTTGTCGCCTACGATAATGTTGTAGGTTCCTGCTGCCAGCTCTGTCTCTGCATAATAGAATGCTTCTGCTGCATCGAACTGAACACCGAACGGTGAACAGAAATGCCACTGAAGATACATGCCTGGAACCTTGTCTCCGTTCTTCAGGTCGACGTTTGCAAAATGCACAATGTCATGCGGCACGTTGTAGTTTTTTGATCCGTCTGTCCAGTCAATGTTCAACTGATCACCGATGTCCATTAATACGTTGCCATATCCATCTCTTACAATCTTAGCGATCGCCGACATCTGCGACGCAAGTGCTGCGATCTGATCTCTTGCTGTTGCTTCCGAAATGGCTGTCTGTCGTCTCATTTCTTCCAGCATCTGCAAGCCTACTTCATTCGTCAATAATTTACCCATTTAGTCCTCCTTCTGGCATATGTCGCCGTCTTCGTCTATGTACAGCCCAATCTCGTCGAACTGTCCTCTTATTGCGTCTCCAAGTGTTGCATATGTTTTCCCTTTTCTGTCCACCCTTGCCTCTGCAATCTCTCCTTCTGCTGATCCAGTATAGTCTGCAAGTGCAGCGTCCAGTCTTGCCTTCAGCTGCGCGTTCTCTTTCTTCAGTGCCTCGATGCTAGTCTTGTTATCCGTGATCTGCTTTGTGGATCCCTGTATGCTTTCTTTTGCCAGGTTCGCCTGACTGTATGCGTTCTGTGCGTTCTGCATATAGGTCTGTGCGTTTCTTTCGGACACAGCTGCATTCGTTTCGTGATTCTGTGCTTTCTCCAACGTCTCGCTGCACAGGTTCTGGATCTGCATGTACCATACCTGGCCAGTCGGTTCCACCATGATGTCGGATCCGTTCATTCCGTCGAAGACTTCCACCTCGACAGGCATGGTCTTCATCACGTACTCGTCGCCTGCGAACTCGATGCAGAAGGACAGCGTGCCAGGATCCTGAAGTGCTCCGCCAGGAACTACCCAGCCGAACAGAAGATATTCTTCATTTCTTCGTACATTGATCACTTTGTTGATGTCTGATATTCCTGTCTCTGTAACATAGATTACTTCAATATTCTTCTCTGACATGTCAATGCCATCGTAGTACCGTGGCATCTGGAATGCGATATACTGCGAATTTCTTTCCCCGGAGATCAGTGTCTGCTTCCGAATTATTGAAATGCTTTTATCTTCTTTTGACACCTCGAAGACCATGTCGTCGCTATATCTATTCGAATGATCATAGCCGTCCATGTACTCATAGACTTCGCTCATGTTCCTTCACCTCCTTCTACTTCGTCCTCTTCCAAACATACACAGCCAGGTATGGGGGCATATTACTGTGTGCCTGGCTGCCTCCTGTGTTGCTCGTTGCCACTGCTCCACCTGATCCTGTGTTCCCGGTTCCTGCTGCATTGCTTGTCAGCTGTCCAGATCCGCCGATAGTAATGCCGTGTGTATGCGCTCCGTTCGATGACGTTCCGTGTGTCGTTTTCGCCTTAGCTGCCTGTGCTGCATATCTCGCTGTTCCCGACGCAGCGTTCTTATTTCTATCAACATTATGGCTGTGTGCACCTGCTGACGTACAGCTTGCCGTATGCCCGTGCGAATTTATCGTGTGTGTATGCGATGGGCCTGTATGCGTATGTTCCCCACCTATATGATTGTGTGCAGGAATCTGTTCTGTGGTCAGTGCTACGTTCTCACTACCTCCTGTTGTTCCTGCTTCATGGCTTCCGTCTCTTGCAAGTAAGAACTTGCCCTGGATTTCTTCCCATGTTCCTCCGAACAGGTTTGCCGGATTGGTGCTGCTCGCACTCATGTAGATCGCTCCTACCGGATAGATCAGATCGAACATTCCTGATAATGTCGGCAGTGGCACAAACAGCTTTGTCACGGCCGTAATGTTCAGATTATTCAAAGTTACTTCATACAGTGGAAAGTCGTCGATCGTGTCTCCTTCGTATAAGTTCCCGCTTTTCAGTGCTGGCCTTGCTGGTGTCTGTCCCGTGTTGACTGATGCGCCTTGTAGTACGATCAGCTCTGCGCTTTCCACTCCTGTCGAAGCGTCCTGCTTGTATCGGATCGCAATGACGTCTTTTCTCGTCTTTCCCTGTGTTCCGTTGTTGATTGTTGCTTTTTCTGTTGCGTTGGTCGGTATGTTGATGTGTCGGCCCTGGTTCACCAGATCGCCGCTACCTATCGTGATCTCGTTGCTGCTTTCTACGCTTGCGGCAAACATTGTCCCGGTACGCATCACATACTTTCCTGTTCCACAGACTCCGGAATGGTATAGCGCGTCATCTGCTGCTGTAACATGTCCGTGGCCTGCATATCCCGTTATCAAATGCACCATGTTTTAATTCACCTCGTATGTTATTGTCACATCATCATTGTTTATCTTGATGATCTTTTTGCATACTTCCTGGACTGCCGTGATCCCCGTTGTTTCCTCGCTGGTTCCCACGATGTCTCCCACGTCGTATACTTGCTCTGTTTCTTCCAGGGCGATCTTCATGTCATCGGCCTGGTGTGCTTTCTCCATTCGCTCCACAGCGTTCTGTACCATGACAGCATACTGATCCGTGACCATTTTGAAGTATTTGTTCGCTGTCCACGCAGGTGCTACAGTTTCATCTGTTTCGCTGTAGTATTTGTTCGCGCTCCATGCCGGAGCCACGTTATCATTCTGCGTGTAGTATTTGTTCGCGCTCCATGCCGGAGCGCTGGTCGTATTGACTTCTGTGTAATAATGGTTTGCCTTCCAGGCTGGCGGTACTTCGTAAGAAATCCTGGTGTAGTATGTCTTTGCTCTCCATGCCGGAGCCTTTTTCTTCTTCGTTTTGCTGACATTTTCATATCCGCCCTTTTTCTTCTTCTTGTAGTAAGATGTGCAGCTGTCCGCCCAGTCGGTCGGTTTCCGTGTCTGCAATACATACTTGTATTTTGTGATTCCACTGACGTTCTGGTATTTGCTCGTTACTCCATCGCTGTAGAATTCAAAATAGTTTTTGTAGTTCTTTGACCAGTCAGAAGGTTTCTTCGCCTGCTTTCTGTACGTTGTCCTCTCTACGCCTTTTACCGATGTGTAACTGCTTCCGCTTTTTGTGAAATAGTCTTCGTACTTTGTGCTCCAGTCAGAAGGCCGTGACGTCTGAAGCTGCTTTACTGTCTGCCCTTCTACATTCTTGTACGTGCTTCCACTTTTCACATAGTATTCTGAAAAATTCACGGCCCAGTCATACGGTTGGATCTTCTGTAGCTTGTACTCGACCTCTACTTCTTCCACTTCTTTGAACTTGTCGTTGTCGTCCTGAAAGAAGTATGCTGTGCTGTTCTTCTTCCAATCAGAAGGCTGTGCCGTCAGCAGGATGTAGTTTTCTGTGATCTCTGCGTTCGGATAGTCCAGGATCTCTACTACTTCGTCCTCCCCGTCCATCACTTTCCTGCTTGTTCCCAGGATATAGTCGCTATCCTGAAGCGGTACGTCTTTTGTTGCATATGGCTGTATTCCTCCGTTTTCATCGCAAAACAGATGGATCACAGCTCTATTCTTCAGGTCTCCCTGTCCAAGGCATATGATGTGGTTCACTGGTCTGTAGTTCTTTTCGATTGTGAAGTCCACCTGTGCTGTGTTGAACTCTTCGTCCTGGCTGTAGTCCTGCCGGAGTTGTGCACTCAGGATTACCTTTTTGTTTTTCCAGATGATATTCAACTTTGCGTCTGCGTCTTTCAGCATCTTGCAAATTCCAGTATATGCGTCTATGTATCTGTCCATCTGGAATGCCTGGATCTGTATTCCTGTGTCTTCCGACGATGCTTCAAACAGATCGCCCAGGTCTATCCTGTCAATAATTGTTTGCAGTACTTTGTTGGCTTCTCCATCAAATACTGCGTAGTCCTGTCCGTCCTCCGGACATATGATCTTCTTTTCCAGTATTCCGTGCCATGTTCTTCCGGAGTACATGATCTCGTCTTTCTCCGTGTTTACTTTTACTTTGTCGACGATTCCGCCGTACTCCTCGCCTTCGACGTACAGGAAGAAACCTTCTGTGCAGCAATGGCTCGCGCGATCTATCGTACATGTGAAGTTGTTCTCGTCAGATCCATATGCCATATCCAGCTCATAGGCGTCCATGACGCCCTGATCTACTCTGTGTGCATCCGCATATATCAGATCCATTCCGGTTCCCCTCTTTCGTCGTATAGTGTGATGTCTACCTGCATATCTTTACTTCTCAACACTGGAAGCGTTCCTTCCGGCATCTTTTGGAAGATGTTGTTCTCCCTGTCTCTCTTGTCAAAGATGTTTGTCTCTTCTCCTGTGACCGAATACTGCCGGATCTTCTTTGTTATTGAATTTACCGTTGCGTATTCTCCGTCTTTCAGCGTCGTTTCCAGTCCATAGATATTCCCGCCTATGGTAATCTGTGGATCCACTGCTGCACCGTAAAAGATCAGCTCGAAGTTTGATTCTCCGATGCACTGGTTGTTCAGTATCTCGATGATCTCGCTTCGGTCGTAGTCGTACCCATAGTCTCGCGGATAGTCCAGTGTTCCCGTCTCGTTCGCCTGTGCCCTGTACTGGTATGTCGTCTTTCTGATCCAGGAAGGATTGACACTTAGGAACTCAATTTCATGTTCTATGCTTTCAAATAGCTCTTCGTAGTCGTCGTTCGATGTTGAATGCACGAAGCCTTCTTTGTAGAAATTATTCCACCAGATCTTACCTGGTGTCATGTTCCTGACGTCCTTCTCGAAGATCCTGTGCATCGTGTACATGATCGCATTAAACTCCTCTTTGTCTGCTGCCATGATACTCAGTTTCATCTTTGCCGTCTGTACGTTCTTGTAGAACCTTTTCACGCGGGCCAGGCCATTGACGCCTGATATTGTCGTATAACTCCATGTGTTCTGTGTCAGTGCCTCCGGATCTTGTGCATAGATCCCGTTCTGCATAAGGTTCAGGATCGTTCCGTCTGCCGCTTCATAATACAGCTGCATCATACATACCCCCTGACTACTCTCCCCAGCTGTCTGCCGTCCAGCTCCAGCGTGGTGTTCGTTCTTGCACATGCGTTTGCGATCTTATCCGCCAGGAGGTCATAGTCCAGTGCACTGTTCCCAACTACTGACTCCACTGCTGCCTGTACATATCCCTGTAACACGTCGATTGGCGCTACTGCTTCATATCCTGCTTCTCCTCCTACCATTCTGTTGCCCGTTACGGTATTGATTCCGAACGAAGTTGCTTTCTTCAAGACCGCGCCCTGTGCATACCAGTCGATGCCGATGGAAGGCGCTGTTCCTTTTCCTGCGATACCATACGGCGGCGTACCTCCAGATATACGGAAATGTGGCAGGTTAATGTGCGGCAGTGATATATGCAGTCCGGAGAACAGTCCTCTGATCCCTGACACCAGGTTCGCAAGTGTGTTCTTTGCAGTCTGGATCGGGCTTGTAATCGCCGACTGGATCCCGCTGAAGATGCTCGATACCGTTGACCTGATTCCTCCGAAGACAGATGTCATCGTGCTTCGTATTCCGTTCACTGTCGTACTGACAGCCGACTTCGCCGCATTGATCGGTGTTGTCACAGCTGTCTTGATCCCGTTCCATACTGATGATGTCACTGATCTGATGCCGTTCCATACTGTTGTTACAGTTGTTCTGACCGCATTCACTACTGTAGATACTGTCGACTTGATTCCATTCCATACAGTCGTCACAGCTGTCTTTGTCGCATTCACAGCTGTTGTCACTGCTGTCTTCATTACATTGAACGCAGTCGATGCTGCTGTGCTGATTGCATTCACGATCGTGGTCACTGTTGACTTCATCGTGTTAAATACATTGCTTACAACCGTACTCGCTGTGCTTACCGCTGTCGATATTGCCGACTTTATCGCCTCGAATACCGTTACCACTGTGTCTCTCACGGTCGTCACGACAGTAATCACGACCGACTTCATTACCTCGAACGCTTGATTCACAACATTCCGGAAGGTTTCACTGTTGTTGTATGCATATACCAGCCCAGCCGTCAATGCTGCTAGTGCTGTCACTACCAGGAAAATCGGGTTTGCCAGCATCGTCGTATTTAGCAGTGCAAAAGCCTTCTGCACCACACTTATGACTGAACTGATAGCCAGCGCTGTCGCAAGTATTCCAAGTCCGGCAGCTACCCCGACGATCACAGCCTGAAGTTCTGGACTGCTCTGCACTACCTGCGCGATCTTTGTTACAACCTCCGCCACTTGCTTTACTACGTCCGATATAACCGGCACGAACGTCTGTGACAGAGCCAGACTCACGTTGTTGGCTGCCTGGCTCCATGAATCTTGCATCGTAGTCGCGCCTTCTGTCGTTCCTTCCAGCGCTCCCTCATTGTTCTGAAGGGCCTCTGTCCATTTGTCAATCTGGAAGTTTCCGTTCTGGATATTCACGGCCAGCTCCTGCGCCGCTTTCTTTCCGAAGATGTCTTCCACTGTCTTTCCAGTGTCTCCGACCTGTGCCTGTAATGCTTCTGATACCGTGTCGCACTCTCCAATGGCTTTGATCGCTTCCTGGAAGGTTCCTGGTACGTCCTTCGTTACGCTGGACAGGTTCGTCACTGCCTTCGTCATTCCGCCCATTACAGAACCGACATTTGCACCGCTGTCCGAAAGACTGATCAGCAATGCCAGGGCGTCCGTTGTGTCATATCCTAACTCCTGGAATGCTGTGCTGTTGTTCGTGAGGTAGCCAGTCAGTTCGTCCACTGACATCTGACAGCTTTGGTTTGCTGTGGTCAGATCGTCCAGCAGTCCGTCCACATCATCAATGCCTAAGCCCCAGCGTTTCGTCACGTTCGCAATCGAATCAACCGCCTTCGTTCCGTCTGTTCCTGTGTGCTTTGCAAAATTCGCGATCTTCTCTGTGACTCCTGCTGCCTGGTCGCCTGTGATCCCGAATCTGGTATTTAGTTCCGCCAGAATATTGGACACATCTGTCAGACTAGAGTCTTTGTCCGCTATGTTGCTGTATGCTTTTTTTGCGGCATCTCCCAGTTCTTCCAGGGCATCTCCTGAAGCTCCTGTTCCTTCTACGATAGCCGCTTCCGCTTCGTCGAAGGACTGTGCCATGTCCAGCGCTGACTGCGCGATGTCACTGATTGCACTGGCGATTCCTGCATTGACCAGAATCTCTGCCATGCTGTCGACCTTTTCTCCGGCTGTGTCTGCTGCATCTCCCTGGTCGTTCATGGCGTCGTTTGTATCGCTGACCTGATGCATCAAGTTCTGTTCTTCCACCTGTGCATATGTCAGCTGATTCTCCAGTTTCTGCACTTCCGCACTGTCGTCGCCGTAAATATCACGGGCGACTTCCAGTTTTTCAGTCAGTGCTTCCTGTTTATCTCTGTTTGCTTCCAACTGCTGCTGTAGCAGCTCGCTCTTTGTCTGTAGATATTCTGTGCTGTCCCCTGTGTTTTGGAACTGCGCCTCGTTCAGCTTCATCTCCGCACGCAAGGAACTCATTTCACTGTTTGCGTCTTTGATTGCGGCAGTAAAGTCGGAAGTTTCTGCCGTGAACTGTATCTTTGCTTCGTTTTTGCTACCTGCCACGCCGTTCTCCCTCCTTTTCCATCGCGTACCGTAGCCATCTGTCATATGCCGCTTTATTCCTTAGAACTGCGTCCAGGAACCGCAAATCATTTTCCCAGAACGTGCTCTCCGGAATCTCCATGATGATGACGTAAAACGTGTAATAGTCTTCGATTTCGTATAGTTCAAATTTTGGAAGTTTGATGCCTCTTCTGGCTCCTATCCTCTTCGCTGCTTTCTCGAATGCTGCTGCAAATTCTGTTTTTTTTCCTGTACTCCAAACAGCTGCTGAAATACCTGTCCGAACTCTTCCCTGTTGTCTGTCAGATTATGAAGGAATGTGATCAGATCCGGTATATCTTCACCGACATGTGCACATGCATATGCGATATACAGTACTTCTCCCATTTCAACCTCATTCAGCCCGCCGTTCTTTCCCTGCATCTTCTTGTACAGCTCAAAATAACGGTCTGCCAGATCTTTCCTGCTCTTTGACAGTTCTGCAAGTGCTCCCAGATTCAGAGTCAGATCAATCTTGTTTCCGTCCTGTGTGCTGATTTTGTAAAATTTCGCCATGCTCCTGTTCTCCCCTCTGCTACTGATTGTCCGATACAGGAACCACAGTGCTCTGTACCAGTGATGTGTCGAAGTGTTCCAGCCACTTTCCTGCTGTCTCTTCGTCCAGTTCGCTCTTCAGTGCTTCGTACATACACTCTCCGTTATCGTCCGGAAGAAGTTTGATTGTAAGCTCCAGCTCCGGAACCTCTTCCTGTCCGTTTTCTACAGGTCGTTTCGGCCCACTTTCCAAAACACAGCGTGGATATGCTTTAAACTTTTCTACACCATCTTCGTCCAGGACTCTCTGTGTGATGGAAAACTCTGGATGGCTACTGTTCTGTCCGTATGCATACACGCCTTTCTTCAAGTTCGATCTATTCATGTTGTACATCTTGTTGTAGATGTCTCGCGGCACATGAAGGGATTCTGTGAGGGTTCCATTTCCGGTTCCTTTTACCTTTTCTTTCGCTATAGCGCCGCGGCATTTCTTCGTAATGATTTTTACTTCCAGATCTTCCTCACTGGATCCAACGCAGCTCATTGTTGAATAGCTGTCTTCATCTGCCATCTTGATGTGCTGTTCTTTCACTTCAAATTCTGAAAAAACACCATTTGTCATGTTCTGCTCCTCCTTAAAATTCTTCTGTCAGGTGTCCGATGCACAGCTCCATAATGCGATCGCTCGCACTCTCTGCACCGGACGCCATAAACTGCTGATTTCCAGCATGTTTTTTCGTATTGCTTCCGTCATCTGGAAAATACAGATAGTTGTATGTGCTCACGGTCTTGATCGTAACCGACAGCATACCGTCTTCCTGTGTGAATGGCTGTGCTGTGCTTGCTGGTGCTTTCTTTCCCTTCCAGTGCCTTCCTGACGCTGGAAGTATCCTCATGATCTGGTCGTTTATTTCTTTCGCGCCTTCTCCATGCAGCACGTCGTTGATCTGCCGCGCAGCTCCTTCTCCGTATTCCTCCATCTTCTGCTGGAGTTCGTCCAGCTCCTGTGCGTCCAGCTCAAACGTTGCCATATCAGCACCTCTTTTCCGGATGGAATAACGTGATCGTAGCGATTTCCACAACCATGTCCGTGTTGTTCTTGAACGTATAATAGTACTCGACCGGATCTGCTGTTGCTTTCAGCTTCGCGCCTTTCTGTGACTCCAGCGTTTCGATCACTTTCTGTATGTACCCTTCCGGAATGTAATCTTCATGTACTACGTGTACCTGATAGAATGTCTGGTAATCCACACGGTTCGACGCTTTATCCGTCTTTTTCCTGTTGAACACAAAATAGTTCCACTCTTTCAGGTTCTTTTCTCTACATGCTCCGTAGTATGCTCCCGCCATTGGAACCTCTGTGCTTCTCGCCAGCTCTTCCAGCGTGTTCTTTGTGGCCGTCAATATGCTGCTCATTTGATCGTCCTCTCTTCCTCCAGATACAGGTACATTTCTTTTGTTGTCCTGTCGTGGTCTATGTTGATGATGCTGTACAGCTTGTCTCCGATCGTGATTTTCTTTGTGCTGTCCACTTTTTCGTGTGATCTTGTCTTCACTTTCATTGACAGGCTGCGCCCGATGCTTTCTGCGAACTGAATGTCTTCGTCCCTCTTTGACTTTTCTTCATATGCCAGCTTCAGGATCTTGTTCAGATCTTTCATGCTTCTGGCATTTTTTACTGCTGAAAAGTCTGTGTCCTGCTGCCGCCGTTCGCACACATGCAGCATTCCGTCGTTGTACCTGCTGAACCTACTCTTCATGTGCTGCTCCTTTCACTCTGTTGTAGTGCCGGATCCGTAGGATCTCTTTCCTGTATGCGTCCTCGAACTCATTCAGGCAGTCATTCCATGCGTACAGCATATAGTTCAGATACAACCTTCTCTGCATACCAGGGGCGAAGTAATTGCCTTCTGCCCCCAGGATATGATTCAGCTCCACTTCTGCATCCATCATCATGTCGATGATCTTGTCATCGGTGTCAGAGTCTGACCACGTGATATTCAGATGCCGCTTCACCTGCTTCAGGCAGTCGGCTGGCATTTTATCCCTGTTCAGCACTCTTTTTCACCTCTTTCTCAGGCTGTTGCGTCCGGTGTACCTTCCACCTGGATGTATGCAGCCTTCAACTTGCTGATGTCCAGAAGGATCGCTACGGTATTGTCGTATGCTTTACCCATTCCGTGAAGTTTGATTTTGAACACTCTCTGATCAGCCAGGAACTTGAACTCGTCACTGTATTCCAGTGTGCCGTCCTTGCTGGTTCCAAGTCCCATGAAATACTCTTCTGGAAGTACCAGAATGGCCTTTCCTGTTTCCATCTCCGAAGATCTGATCACTTCTGTCGGGAATGGGAATACACTTGTTGTGTAGCTTCCGATTGCTGACAATACTGTAGTCGCTGGCATGATCTTGCTCAGATAGTCCTGCATGTTGCAGATCAGTGTTACCTGATCGAATACACGGTCGTTTCCTTTCTCTGTCTTTGCAAGTTGTGCCAGAACTTTTCCATACTCTTCCGGCATGAAACTGGTCAATGCTACAGCCTTCTTCTGTGGATAACCTGTTGATGTACTCACGCTCACGCCTTCGTGAATATCTCTGTCCATTCCGATCGGACACTTGTTGCCATTTCCTGAGATGATTGCTTTTTCAAGTGCCTTTGCAAGTGCTTCCTTCAGGAATGCACGAATGTAAGCGTCCAGGAATACCGGGCCAAGCTCAAGCATATCTTTCTCGATGATTGCAAACGCGGACAGCTTGCACTGCTTGATCTCTACAGTCTTGAAGGAAGATGTGATCTGCTTTGTGATCTCGTCATTGACGTCGCCCCATACCGCAGAATCTGCTGTGTGATCGTTCAGAATCCATCTTGTAAGGTACTGCACGGATACAAAATTGATCCTTGCAAGCAGTGGATGCTCTTCTGTCAGTTCTCTGTACACATCTTCGATGATGGTTGTCGGCATGACCTCCGGTGTCAGAAGGCCGTTCATAGCCTGCACAGTCTTCTGTTTTCCTGCCTCGATGACTTTCTCGTAGTATTTCTGTTCCGTCGCTGTAAGCACACGGAAGCCTCTCTGAAGCAGCACTTCTTTGTCTCCGTGGGCGCTCTCAAAGTCTGCCTGCACAGTGCTGGCTATGCTTTCCCCGAATTTCTCGAAGGCTGCTGTGATGTTTTCTTTGTTTCCGCTTTCGATTGCGGACTGCATAGCGACCACTGCGTCGCGTACCGCTGAATTTGCTTTAAACATTACTTTCATGTCCTCCCTTAAATTAAATTTGTGAATAACGTTTTTAAAAAGTTTTCCTCTGGTTTCGGATCGCCAGTCTGTTTCTGGCCGTCAAGATGCTGTGGATCACCTGCTTTCTTCATGCCGTCCAGTGTTGCCTGGATATTGTCAAGTTTCTGCATGATTGCATCGCCTTTCTGGTGCTGCTGTGCTCCCAGTACGGCCTGTCTGATCATGCCGAAGGCTGTCTGCTGTGTTTCTCCGTCCTCTTCTTCCTGGTCTGCGATCTCTGTCGCAAAGCCAAAGTCAAGGCATTCTTGCGCCGTCAGCCATGTTTCGGCATTCATCTTTTCCTTGATCTCGTCCTCTGTCAGATTGCATACAGACTTGTATGCCTCGATGCTGGACTGATTGATCTTGTCGTTGTCTTCTGCTGCCTTTCGCATCTCTTCACTGTTTGCGTAGCCAAGATATGACATGCAGTTATGGATCATCAGAAGAGCGATTGCTCCCATTGTTCTGACGTCTCCTGCACAGAATACGATTGTTGCGGCGGAACATGCGAATCCGTCGCAGAATGTATGGATCTGTGCGCTGTGACGTTTCAGGCTCGAATAGATGGCCAGGGCTTCCGCCACTTCTCCGCCGTAGCTGTTGATGTACACGTTGATTGTGTCCACGTCCAGTCCTTCGATTGCCTGCTTTACGTCTCGCGCAGACACTTCTCCTTCACTGCATCCCCAATTCCTGTACAGCTCTGCTGCTGATGTGATGTCTCCGTAAATATTGATGTCTGCTGTCCTTGTTTCTGCATTCTCTACAATCTGGTATACTGCTTTTCGTTTCATGCTTTGTTTTCACCTCCTTCTGTCCCCTTCAGGAATCTTCCGATCTCCTCGAAGTTCTTCGTGATGAAGTGCTTGCGACTCCATTCTGTATTCAGCGGCGCCATGCCTAACTCCTCACGCACTTCGTCGATGCAGTACGTTCCGGAACTGATCAGATTGGATATGCCTGCCGCTATATTGAACAGGTCACGATGCTGGATCTTGCCTGTATCAACCATGTAGAAGTTGCCTTTTATGTAGTTCTCTGCTCCTCCGCGTTTATTCAGTCCTTCCGTGATCATGTCTGCGTATGGATCCACGCCGAAGGACAGGAACGCTCCTACGACCTCCGACATGTTCGTGATGTTCCCTGTCATCATTGATTCAGGTATGTGCATCGCGCCCGCTACCGTCTTGAATAGATCACTCCGGAGCTGTACGAAGTCCGCTGAACTCTTCGCTGATGTCGTAGCCTTGTCCGGTTCCAGGCTGTAGCCGTCAAATTCCGGATAAACTGCATTGTCGGACTCTATATAGCTTTTCAACTGCTCAGATATTTCGTTTTCAAACTCTTTCTCGAACTCCTCATCTCCAGACTTCACTCCGTCAATATGGATCTTGTACTTCTGTCCGTTGGACTTTTTGAACGCCTGTGCTGCTGCCGACATGATCTTCCCGTATTCTTCGTACATGCCGTCGATCAGCTGCTTCACATTGATATTATCCAGTGTGAACATGTAACAGTCGTTTTGCGTGAATGTCTTATTGAACTGGAAGTTGCCCGTTGTCACTCCGCTGTAGATGTCTCCCAGGATCGGACGCTCCTGCTCCCTGATCCATGAGTCTGCACAGTACAGCTTCCCGGCCGCATCCACCACCAGGGCCTTTCCTTCCCTGATCGCCTTGTTGATGACCTTGTGCCAAAAGATTGAACTTGTCTCATTTGCGTTCGGTGACACATTCAGAAGAAAATAGTCTTCGCTCTTTGTGGGCTTTCCTCCGACGAAGCACTTGATCTCAGATCGTGAGATTGCATTCGCAATCAGTGACGTGGCCGTGTAGATCGCCAGCTCCTTGTAGTACAGTTCCGCAGGAATATCTATCACAACCGCCGTCGTATCTCCTCCGATCTGCTGCTTTGTCGGCATGATCCTTTCAAGAAAATTACTGATCCATCCCATTGTCTTCACCTCCTCGCTATAGTGTTATCGTTCTGACCTTTCTGACCTTCGGTCGTTCTTTTATCTTTGATTCCGGAATCATCGACGCCACCAGGGCCATGAACGGATCCGTCTTTCTGCTTCGTGCCTCGATCTTTGCGTACACGAACGAACCCTTGTCTGCTCCCTGCTGCCGTCCGTACCGGATCACTTTGGTGTTGTTTGTGGCCCATCGAAGCACCGGATCGTCGCCCCAGTAAAAATACTGGTTTAGGAAACAGTGGTCTATGATCGGAACCACTGTGATGATGTCCGTCTGCTTCACAAGCATCAGGTTTCCGTGTTCTTTTGAAATCCCGGCACGTGCCAGTGCATCAGATAGCAGCGAATATCTGTAGTTATCTATCGCAACCATAGCGATTGAATACTTCTTCCCAGTCTCTGCGATGTAGTTCGCAATGACAGAAGGATGGATCTCGATGTCGTCCACATACTCCAACTGTCCCTTCTTCACCCACTCGCGCCACGGAGCCTTGATCCGTGGAATGTCTTTTGATGCCGAACAGATCCAGGCGTGATTGATGTCGTACCGCTTGTCTCCGTCTTTGAAGTGAAAGTTTACTGCTGCAAAGTCGGACGTCTTCATGTAGTCGATTCCGACAGTACAGCTCCAGCCTTTCAGTTCCGGCAGTTCTTTGTTCGTTGCCTTGATGTTTTCCCAGGAAGTGACCGCCGCTTCCTTCGCTCCGGCTGTCAGGTTCATTCTTTTCGACATGAACGCAGGCAATCGCTCCGGATTCTTCTTCCACTCCCTGTACTCTTTCCTGGTTTCAGCCAGAAGGTTCGGCAAGTATGGCAATGACGGGTTTGCTTTTGTCCAGTTTGCCTCGTCGTCAACCTCTTTTTTGCTGTCCAGACGGCAGATAAACGGCAGTAGACCGTTGTCGTCTTCTTCTCCCTGCAAGATGCCCTCTGCATCTTCCAGAAGGTCGTCCAGCGGCCCCTCTCGCACGTCTCCGTTCGTCGTGTAATAGCTCCGGCGTGGGTGTTCTTTCTTTCCCAGTCCGGTCGTAAAAACGTTTATGTTGTCGTAGTTCTCATACTGGTGGATCTCGTTGAAGATCACGATGCCAGAACGCAGGCCATCCTTGCCCTTCGGGCTGTTGGTTCGTCCTTTGACTGTGCTCTTTGTCTTGCTGCATGTGATCTTTTCCTTTGTCCAGTCGTAAAACTTTTTGATCTTACGCAGAATCTTCGGTTCCTCGAAAAATCCGGTCAGATCCTGCACCGGACGCATGGCCTGCTCTTCGTTGTTGGCACAGATGTCCACGTCGTACTCTCTGATTCCGTTGTACGGTGATGTCAGGCAGAACGCTTCAACGGCGATCGTTCCGTCCTTGCCTGCTCCACGCCCTAACATAGCGAACAAATCCGGCCATCGCGGCATCCCACTGTCGTCCCAATATGTACAGTCATGCAGGGCGATGATGAACTTCTGCCACGGAAAAAGGTCGAACGGCACATACTCTTTCGCAAGGTGCATATATTTTGACAACTGCTCTGTATTGACATGAATTTTTTCGTTTTTGAAGCACTTTTTCACGTGTTTTACAAGCAATTTTTGATCTTTGCTGCACTTATATGTGTCGTTTTCAACAATGTCGATCCAGTCCTGGATCTCCGGAATCCTGCTGATGTCTGTCACAGCTCGATGTCTTCCTCTGCGACCTTATCCGTCGTTAGTCCCAGGTCTTTCAGGATCGTCAGCATTGCCCTGGTGTACTGCGGTAACAGCTTCACGTTCGGGTTGTCTTTCTCGTACTCTTTTCCGGCGGCAGACGTTGCAGTGTAGGACAGGCCGCGCTTCTTGATGTCGGCTTTCATCTTCTTGACCAGGCGGAAATACTCGACATAATCGTCCACCAGTCCCTCAAAGTGCGACACGTCTGCTCCCTTTGCTCTCAGTTGTGTCATCAGTGACTCCCTGATCGCCTTCTCTGATTTAGCTGCCATATCCATCACCTCACTTTTTCCTCGCGTATGCGCGCGTAGCTTTTTTGTCGTGCCCCCTTCCCGTTGTTGGTTTCCCCTTCAGGAAGGGGCTACGGGGTGGTGGGGGTGTTACCATCTTTCTTCGTTCACATATCTGTCGTCGTTCTCCTGCGATCTGTTCCTTCGTCTTCGTTTTTCCGGGTGCAGCTTGTTGTGGCACGCCTTGCACACTGGCATCAGGTTCGTGTACGTCTTGCCCTCGAAGGTGTATGTCTTACTCAGCGCAAGCGCCGGATGCTTCCGCACGAACTGCACATGATGCACTGTGCTGATCAGCTTCTTGTTTCCGTTCTCGTCCACGTCGTAGCGTGTGATCTTCCCGGCCTTCCTGCACTCAGCACATTCGTAGTGGTTCTCCTTCAGGACTTCTTCCTTCAGCGTGATCCACTCCTTCGACTTGTAGAATTTCCACAGCTGTCCCTCACGGATCAGCTCCTCGATCCAGTTCTTCAGTTCATCTTGTTTCAATATCTCCACCTCCAGGCAAAAGAAAAAGAACCCCGGTTTGTTCCATGGTTCTCCTTCTTTCCGGTATGTTCATCGTACCGTTTTCCTTGTCCTGTGAGTGACGCACTTATATTCTCCCCGACATCAGGAAGTAGAAGCGGCGGCGCAGCGTATAGAACAGCGTGCTGCCGCATGGTATTCCCTTCTGTTGCATCTGCTGGAAGGTTGTTCCTTCCTCCGTGACATACTCCAGCATAAACGGATAAAGTGCAGGATAATCCTGCACTGCCTCCGCCACTGTGTTCTCGATCTTCCGGATCTTCTCCTCGATCTCTGCGACGCTGCTTCCGTGGTCGTCCTCGCGTGCTCCACTGGTCAGCGCCTTGTGCCATTCTCTGTATTGATGGCAGTATGAGTATGCCGTCAGGAACGCGTGCTTGCTGATTCCGTAGCGTTTGTTCAGTGGTCGCACGTTTGGCATGTCTTATCTCCTTTCTTTCCGACACCTGCCGCAATCACCGAAAGATGCCCCGAAGCATCCTCGACATGTGACTGGTCTAGTCTGTTGTTTCGTGTTCCTGCTCTCCTGTTTCTTTTCTGGCTTTCGTTTCGTCTGCATCCTCCTCCTTCTTTCCTGTGATGATCTCTCTCATGTATCTGTGCGGTACTTCCGCCCTGATCCCGTTGAAGATCAGATCTGCCTTTGCTGCATTCTTCATCAGTGTCTCCAGATCCGACACCTTCAGCTGCACTCTGTCCTCTGCTGTGATTGCATCCATTAGTCCCATGTTCGTTTCTCCTTTCGATCTCCTGCGCCCTGCGTGGCGGGCGCTGATTATTTGATTGCTTTCGCTCCGATGACGCAAGCCGGGGCGAAGCGAATGCTGTACACTGCGCTGTTGCCGTAGACGCTGCCGGACGCGCCCACAAGCCAGGGGTAGTACGCGTTGCCTCTGTACGCAGATCTTGTCCAGTGCCACTCTGTCTCCTGCTCCGGATTGACTTTCACGCAGTCGCGTTCTGATCTGAACCGCTGATACTTCTTTTCTTTGTCCTTCATTTCTTCCACGGACAGAAGGAAGAACGTGTCCAGTGTTGCCTCTCTGTCTCCGTTCTCCTTCAGCACAGGAACCAGGAGTCTTCTGAACCCTTCCTCGAATCTCTCCTTGAAGGCGATGCTGTTCATGTTTCTGCGAATGCTGGACTCCTCCCATTTGTTGCAGCCGTTTTCATCGAACGGCATTTCATCGAACGGAAGATCTGCGAACTGTAATGTCATCGTTCGCATGTCTGGATCCGCAGCCTTGTCTTTGTCGTAGTCCAGGATATTCAACAGGGCCGTTCCAATTCCTTCGACCTGGACTGTGATCTGTCCATCTTCTCCGAATGTTTCTCTTGCCTTACCTGCTGCCAGGATCTCCTCGATCTGCTCCCATGTGTACTCTGTTTCTCTGATTGTTCTTGCTTTCATTGTCTGTTCTCCTTTTCTGGTCAATACTCTTTCTTCGCATACCGGGCACACCATTCTTCCCTCCGGTATGATTTCGCCACACATCACGCATCTGTCTTCCATTGTTGTCTCCTAATCGAACGGAAGCTCTTCTTCGATTCCGTCCGGTATATTCATAAAGCCGTCGGCTCCTGTATCTGGTGACGGTGGTGGTGTCTGCTGTGTGTTCCGATCTGCTGCCGCCTTGCTCTCTGCAAACTCTGCTTCTTCCACGACCACATCTGTCGTATATACTTTCTGTCCGTCCCGGTTTGTGTAGCTTCCCGTCTGAATCCTTCCCACAACTACCAGCTTCGTTCCCTGGTGTGCATACTTCTCGATGAACTCTGCTGTCCGTCTGAAGCATACGCAGGAAGGAAAGTCTGCACTTGCTTCTCCGTCCCTCTTGCCTCGTCTGTCTACTGCAAGTGTGAATCTGGCGATTGCCATAGGCTCCTCGCCCTGTGTGTATCTCACGTCCGGATCTCTCGTCAGTCTCCCCATAAGGATCACCTTATTCATTTCTGCGTCCTCCTGCTTTCTTGTTTCTCCTGTGCTGGTCTTTCAGCTCTCTGATCGTTATTGTTGCGATGATTACTGCTGCCAGTACCAGACCGACCGCTACCAGCACCATGACAATCCACAGGATCGCGCCTCCCGATACCATCAGCAGCAACTTCATGTTCTCCCATGCTTCATACATCTGTCTGTCCTCCCTGAATGATTTTGTTCAGCAACGTCTCGTACATTGCTCTGTAAGTCTCTGCTTTTGCCGTCTCTCTGATTGCTTCTTCCTTCCAGTCTTTCGGACTGGCTCTTTTATCCACCATCATGTCCCCCCCCTCTTCTTTCCGGTCTATTCCGATTGCAACGCCCAGCGCCTTGTCGATGGCATCCATTTCTTTTCTGCTCATTCTCCCCAGGAACTTCCCTGTCCTCTGCTTGTCCAGTGTTGTCATTCCTTCACACAGGGCGACCGACTCGCGCCCTGTGCTGTAGACTGTGACATGTGTTTCCAGGTTCTTCTTCGGTTTTGATGTCAGGAACACCACCGTGATCTCATTGCTATATCGGTTGTTCATGTCATTCGACACGACCACCGCCGGACGATCCTTCTTCATTTCGCTGCCGATCTGTCCGCGATCGTTGTTTATGTAATATATGTCTCCGCGTCTCACTGCTTGTGTGTATACCATGCGTTCTCCTCCTGGTTCCAATACTTTCTCTCTCCCAACTGCTGCCAGCCGTTCGTCTTTTTTCTCCGATTCCTCTGTGCTCTTCTCAGCTGCTGCCGTCTGATCATCGGGATTCCTTTCATCTTGCGGCGATTGTTACTCATAGGTTGTTCCTTTTGTGTTCCTTTCTTCTCGCCTATCGTATACCCTGCCTGTCCTAAATTAGCCAGTGCCTTCGCTAATACGTCCACGTTTACTGTGCAGTCAGCCATTATTCTCTCTTTGATCTCTTCCTGCTGCTCTGGCTCCTGACTGACCTGTCCTTTGTCTTTCTTGTGTCTTGTGATCTGCTTCTTGATCCATTCCGCGATCTTGTTCAGTTTCATTCTTCCTTCCTCCCTATGCTTCTTCTATCCCGATCACGCAGTAGCCATCTACCAGTGCCGACGATGTGCTGCTGTCTTCCAGGTGGTTCACTCTCAGCTGCATCTGCTCTCCTGTCGCCCTGCCCTCTCTGAACTCCATTGCTATGATCGTACTGCTTTCGCTGATCTCTGTGGACTTCACGATCAGGAAAGTCTGTGTCTTGTTTCTGATCCGGTCGAACGCATCGCAGGACAGCCGGATCGTTTTCTTCTTGTCGTCTGAAGGAAGATGCTGCATCTTCTCTTCCTGCTCTCGCTCTTGCAGCTTTCTCTTTGTTTCTCTGTCGATTGCCGCCTGCTCTTCGTCATAGCGCTGCTGTTCTGTTTTCTCAGCTTCTTTCTTGTCTATGTACTGGTCGCAGCTGGTGCAGGTCGATGTCTTCACGTTGCACTCCAGATACCTGCTGCATCCGTAGCAGATCGACGTGATCCCTTCCGGATGTGGCGTCTTATAGTCGTCTCCTGGTTTTGTTGTTTCTTCCTGCTCCGGTTCCTGTCTCTCTGCTTCTTCCGGATCTTCTGGTTCTTCTGCCGCTGCCTTTGCTTCTTTCACTTCTTTCCAGGTCAGCCCACCGGACTCCTGGCTCTTCTCTAGCATGTCCTGCTGCTGTTCCTGATCCATGCCGCTGATCTCATATGCTGCACTGAATGTCAGTCGTCCCTCTTTCAGCTGCTCCGTGAACTCAGGGATCAGTCGCTCATTGATAGAGTCAATCTGTGCTATCTTCGTTCCCGACATCTGCATGATCGAAGCGATCACATCACGAAGGCGTCCGCTGTCCAGCGTATAGCCTTGAAGTGTCAAGCCGTTGTCCTTCATGTACTGGAGCGACTTTCTCAGCTGCTGCTCTTCCTGGAGCAGATCCGCCATAGTCTTATCACGGTATGCGTTCGCCATGATGATGTTGACCATTTCTTCGTGTTCTTCTGCCACGCTCTTGATCTGACATGTTGCGATCTCGAACTCTTCGTAGCCTTTCTTCAGCAGGAACTGCAATGCTCTCCATCGTCTTTCCCCGGCTATGATCCGGTACTCTCCACGCTCACACGGTGCATACATGACTGTCATGTTCTCCAGGAGTCCGACTGTCAGGATCTCCTGTGCCAGCTTTTCGATGCCGTTCATGCTGTAGAAGTTCCTGTCATTGCTGTACATCTTCCTGATGCTGATGTCCTTTGTGCGGAACCTTGCTCGCGGCTTATCCTCTGCCGCTGCCTTGCTGTTTCTGTTCAATGCGTCCATGACGCTCCAGCCTGCTGCCATTGTTTACTCCTCCATTTCTTCCAGAATCTCTCTGACTACTTCTCTGTAGTCCTTCGTTACGATGCAGCTCTTTGAGAAGACCGGAAGCGGCACGCGTTGCATAGTTGCCTTTTCTGCTACGATCGACCGTCTGACCGATGTCTCGAAGCATTCCTGTCCGGATGACTCTTTCAGCCACTGTTCCACCTGAAGACTGGTCTGGTTCTTTTGTCTCATTGTCATCAGCACTTTGATCTTGATGTCTTCGTTCAGCCGCCCTCGCAGATCTTCCAGCTGCTCCGCCATGTTTGCGATTGCTTCCACCTCGAAGCCTCCGACCTTCACAGGAAGGATCAGCAGATCCGTCGCTACAAGCACGTTCGTTACTGTCATGTCCATCAGCAGTCCACAGTCCACTATGCAGTAGTCGTATGCATCCTGCACTTCCAGCATGGCCGCCGCGAATCTGATGATCTGGTCTTCCTCCTCGTTCAGCAACAGCTGCATGTTTGTCCGCATCAGATAGCCGTTCGCCGGGATAATATCCACATTGTCGTATGGCGTTGTCTGGATCAACTCTGTCGTGCTATATGTACCTCCTGTGCTCCTGTGTTTCTCCAACAGCTCCGACATGCCGATTCCTTCCGGCTCGAAGCGATCATACAGCATTGATACGTTTCCCTGCTGGTCTGCATCCACCAGCAGCACCTTCATGCCGTGTTCCTGTCCCAGGATATAGGCAAGCGATGCCGCCGTCATCGTCTTGCCGATCCCGCCCTTCTGGTTCATTACTGTGATAATTTTCATTGATGTGTACCTCCTGTTATCAATTTCATTTTTCTTCGCAAGCGTTCTGCGTGTTCATTCGTCACGATATACTCTCCGCACTCCTGCCTCCACATATCCTTGCGCCTTGTGTCTCCGTCGTACCATCTGCACTCATCGCAGACGAAGCAAGGTTCTTTTGCTTCTCCGGTACAGTTGTCTATCGTTTCCACGTTGTTTGCACAATGGTTACAGAGGCATCTTCCGCACGGAAAAGCGCAATCACTTCGCCTCATGCTGTTCTGTATCTCGCGTTTTCGTCTTCCCGGCTCCTCGCCCAGCTTTCCAGTTCATCAATCGCTCTCTTGTAGCAAGCAACGTCATCGTCCTTTTCGACTTTGATGATCTGCTTCCGATCGGGACCGTCTCCCTGATAAATCTTGATGAATCCGGGCCTGTTCATGGAGAATCTGCTGTGAACACGCAAGTTGTATCTTCTCCCAATAGGTCTGTACACCTCATAGAACTTTCTAACTACTGCTGCATATTCGTCCATCGTACCCTCCTACTGCATCGGTGATACTTTCCTGTTTTTGTGTACGGTCAGATTCTGACACAGCATCGTGTCCTCGCCCTTTCCTGTGTCTATCTGCTTCAGGTTTATGTACTCTTTCAGGATCTTGATTGCTTCTTCTGCCCCGTAACATACAACGCAGTAGTGCCCTGCGTCTGCCAGAGCTTTCAGCATTTCCTTCTGGCTCTTTTCTATCGTTCCTTTGTCGTACTTCATTTCGATGTACAGACCGTTATAGATGCCCTTCGGCACTGGAAGGCTCAGATCAGGGATCCCTGCTTTGACGCCCATCTGTTTCAGTTTCACGGCTTCGGCCTTGTTCCGGCTTCCGCCATTCGGGCAGTGATGCAGCAGCTTCAGCTCCGGGTGTGCGTTCTCGTTCCACATCGCCCAGCTGATCACGTTGATCTGCTCCGTGTCTTCACTCCTTCTTGCGTATCGCATGTTCATCTTCTTTCTTTGCTCCTTTCGCTCGCATTCGTGCGTATATGTAGAATCGACCGTTGAATGTGTTGTACTTCACTTCTGCCTCTGCGAACTCATACATGTCGCCGTACCACTTTGTCAGGTGGTCGCAGATCTTCAAGTTTCCCTTCACGATCCTGTTTACATGATATTGTTTTGTCTTGTAGTGGTTCACTTTCTCCTTTGGCTTTCTCAGCCCTGTGGAAGCGTTCCATGTCTTCTGGTATTTGCTCTTTCTCTCTTTTTCTTTTGTGATGTACCTTGCAGCACCTACAAGTCCGTTTTCGTCTTTCTGTAATCTGCGAAGGTGGTTCCTCTTGCCCTTGTTCCATGTCGCTTCCACTGTGTCCATGTCCAGATCTCCATCCATGACGATATGGTGATGGAACCTTCCCTTGCTTCCGCACTCTGTTGTATAGACATACCTCGCGTTCTTCAGTCCCATCTTCTTACGCTTGTAGTTCAGTCTCTTGATGAAGTTCTGCATGTTCCTGACCGCTTCTTCCAGCGTCTCAGGTTCTTCTGTGTATGTAAATGTCGCCCATATATCCCTGTTGTCGAAATTCTCCAGGATCAGACGTTCGCACATCTTTCTGCTGTTCTTATCGTTCAGGTTCTTCTGTGCCTGTCTCTGTTTCTTTCTTCTTCCTTCATCCGGGATCTGGTTCTCCTGTCTCCTTGTGAACTCTGGATATATTTCAATCTCCAGCTGATCTCCTGATCTGATCTCCTTTGTGGCATATATGTTCTTCACCTTGCCTTCCTTCAGGAGTCTCTTCTCGTTCTCTTCCTCCATCTGTTCCAGGCTGTTCTGATATGCTGCTTCATAGTCGTATGGGACATATACAGTCCTTCTCTTTCTCTTACCCATGTCTTGTACTTCCTTCGTAGACTTGTTAGTATCCATTACAAGGCCGATTTAAGACGTTCAAGAAATGCGCGGTTTTGTTGACTTCCGCTGTCGTCTGCTGTACAATACTATTGATGTGTACTTTGGTTCTCAGCATTGTCTGGTGGCCATTGTGTAGCCTTCCGGAGCCGCCAAGCATACCGGAAGGCTTTTCTTTTACCCTGCTTTTCTGACATCTTCTTCTACCTTCCTGACGCTCGTCAGGCGTACCTTCACGCCTTCTTCTCTTGCGTTCAGGATCATGGCGATCGCTTTGAACGCCTTCATGGGATCAGGCCCATTGTTCTCTACTGCTGCCATGTAACTCACTTCCTTTCTATGTACTGCCTTTCGGCATGGTCTATCTACATCCGTATGATGCAGTCATGTATATCACCACTCCCTTCCTGGCAATGCGTGACACTGTGCTGCGCTTTTCTCCTTAAAAAGCTGCTCAAAACCTGATAACTTACTATGCAGGATTCTGGCAGCCTGCACACGCCGCTATGTTTTCACAATGTTCATCGGATGGCTTTCAGCTTGCCATCGTCAGCGATCACGTTGCCATCGTGACCGGACGGGGCCTGTGCCCCGTTTCGGCTTCTATCCTTTGAACATTTTCTTCAGCAACTCCGTCGCTTCTTTTGCGATCTCGCCGCCTGCTTCAATAACCTGTTTCATAAGTTCCTTCTGTTCGGCCGTTTCTTCCTGTGTTGGAAGCTCCAGTGCATTCACTCCCTGTTCCATTGCTTTGAAGACCGCATACAGGATCAGCATACAATCCTCTTTTGTTTCGTACTCTGCTACTTCTTCACAGCATCCGTCATACACCATGAGTGTGTGTCTGATCTTGTCTTCCTTCTTTCCTTTGACATACTCCTTTGTCTCTTCGTACCCGATTCCTTCAATGTGTCCGGACAGGTTGTACAGCTTCTCTTTGTTCTGTGATAAAATAAACATGTCGTCCTCCTTAATATTCATAGCCTTTGTTCATATCTGCATCGTCATAGTCTTTCATGATGTCCCTGTTCTTTCCTCATCTCATGATTTCTCTCAGATGCTCGATAATCTGTGTCTTGCTCTTTTTGCAGTCTGCAAATCTCTTCCAATCACCCTCCAGAAGATAATACTCTGTGGTGACGTAATAACCGCCACGCTCATCCTTTTTCCACCAGTCATCACCTTTTGCGTGTTCGGTTTCTTTGACTACAATCATTGAGTTGTCTGGAAGTGGATACGAATAATACTTCTCGCTTACATCCGGCACAGTGAGCCATAAATTCCATCCGGTATAGTCCTCCAGGAAGTCTCTGCGTTTCTGGTTGTTCGTTAATTCTTTCAGTTTCATTCTTTTGCCTCCTTTGCGCTATCCATGTTTCCTGCGGAAGTGCATTTTCCTTTTATAGTGTTGCTCTGCTTGGACACCTGACTTCAACCTGCCATCGTCAGCACCGGGAGGTTATCTCCGGTGGACGGTCATTGCTGACCGTTTCGGCTTCTATCCTTTGAACTATTCTTTCCACTGGTAAGATGTGCACGCAATGCACTGTTTGCACTTCTCCATCGGCTCGTCTGATGTTTCGCTTCCGAATCCCATGCAGCTTCCATCGCTGTCCCTTCCTGCACTTCCGATTTTTCGCTGTATGCTACATGTCTGAATCCGCTTCTTGATCCTGCACTTTTTACAAATAACCTTTTTCCCAACTGTGCAGCCTTTTTTTCTCGCAAAATATGCCGCCCATATTTTGCTGGTTCCCTGGTCGTTGGATTTCCAGCCTATGATCCACTCGCCACACACATCGCAGTAAACGTCTGTTTCTACCGTTCTTTTGATTGCCATTTCTGTGCCCTTCGCTTAATATTCATAGCCTTCGTTCACGTCTGCATCGTCATAGCCTTTCACCATGATCTGATCGTAGCAGTCCCAGCAGACCAGTCTGCACCGGATCCCGTTTGCGTCTGTCGTGTACCGCATGTCTTTCCGATCAGCGTGGTGTCCACAGATCGGACACCTTCGGAAGCCGCTTTTCTTTGTTCTTGCCATTATCTTCCCGCCTTCCTTTTCTCTATCTTGTCTAACTGCTGCATGATTTTCTCGTATCTTCTTCTGTTGCTTTTCTGTGCCTGGTATTCTTTCGCAAAGCTCTGTGTGTCTTCTCCTTTTATTGCTGCCTCTGCCATCTGATCCGCTGCCTGCTCCATCTTTTTCTGTGCTCCTGCTTCTTTGTCGTATGCCATGCAGTAACATTCGTGCATCAGCTCTTCCGGGATCTGATTTTCTTTTATTTCTTTTCTTAATCTTTCGTTTTCCAGGCTCAGTCTGTTGGCTGCGTCCTTGTTTTCTATCTCTGCCCTGTGTATGGTTTCATTTCTTTTCTTTAGTGTTTTGAGTTCTTCCTTCAGCTCGTCCGTTTGTTCCTGCGCGATCTCTGCGCTGCGTTTCATACTGTACGCAGTGTCTTCTCTGATGTTTTCCTCTGCCAGCTCCAGGACGCCCTCCATTGCAAATCCTACATAACTATTTTCTCCAAGCCCTTCCACGATCTTTCTGATCTTTTCGATTGCCTGTCTTTCCTGTTCTTTCGTTGTCATGCCTGTCCCTCCTCGTTTTCTCTTTTCTCTTTCATAAGCCATATGTTCTCGTCCTCGCTGCACACTCCGAAGTATTCATCTGTCCGTGTGAAGAAAAATTCGATTCCATAAAACTGCTTGATTGCCAGTTTGAACACTTCCCATCTGTCCTGACAGCTTCTGCAAGTGTTGTCCCAGTATTTAAAGCCAAGCCCCTGATCTGAATTTCCGATTCCCGGTGTTGCTTTTCTTCTTTCATCAATAGCCTTGTCCCATGCGCGAATAGTTTCCTCTAATTCGCCGCCCATTTCTGTTTCCATGAACTTTTTCACATTCAGCTTCATTCTTTTCTCCTTCTCTATGTACTCCCCGACATTTCTGTCGGGGACATCCTATGCCGTCAATCCTGCGCGAACTGTTTCGCCCATCTTCAGGCCGATCATAACGTACTTGATTCTTTCCTTGTCTGCTTCTGTCAGCTGTTCCAGCAGTTCAACGAACTCACGTGCGTCTTCGGCCTTACGGTTTACAGTTTCTTTTCTTCTGTCAACTGCTGCCATGTTCATTCCTCCTTCGTTTTCATCGTGATCGTTATCTGTTCCAGTAC